GTCTTGATGTCAATAATGATCTGCGACCCTGGCAGCACCATATCTGGCTTGCACTTGCACGGCACCTCGAGCCAGTCGAACATGATCGGCACCTCGATCACCGCATCTCTCGGCAGTTCGTTGATGTAGTAGCGTCCGATGTCATGATTGCTCAGCGACTCCACGCACTCGCACGCCTGCTGGTACAGATCGCCATCGACAAGCTGCTTGCCATTGGCTTCGGCCTGAAACTCAGCCCACGCGATCTTGCCGTCTGTTGTGCGTCGATCGCACTTAGGAACGACTGCGTAGCGGCTGCTAAACGTGTCCGGCTCCAACGCCAGCGAGTGCACCAGCTCACCTAACGCCATCGCCGACGATTGCTCTTTGACAATTGACTCGGTGACAAATGTCTGCAAGAACTCTTGCGGACTACGCTTCAGTACCGATAGCATCGAGTTGCTAATCCTCGATGTATCAGCGTGGTAATTATCGTTTTCGCTTCCCATCATTCCCTCCCACCCCAAACAAAAACCGTACAAACTCACAAAGCACTTGCCACCTGTTCTCGCGATCGCGTCGGTTCATAGCAGCAGCGATCGCGTAGATACGCTCGGGATGCAAACGGAACGCTTGCACCTCAGTCACAAGCCAATACACCTGGTCGCATGTTTCGTGGTTCCAGATCCAGTACAGCCCACAACGCATCCACGCTGGACGAACGTTGAGCAGGTTCAGCTTCAGGAACTCCGCCTCGATCCAATAAAAGTCGATGTGATCCAGAGCGATCGTTCCTTTGCCACCGCAGTAGCAACAATCGTCAGCGAGTTGCCCGCGACGCTCGCACCATTCACAATCGATCACCTCGATGACGTCATCAATGAAGCGTTCGATGCAGCGATCAATTGCTTGTTCAGTTGCCATCGGTCGATTCCTTTCGATCTAACAGTTCGCCACGCACAATGCTGACGTCTTCCGGAGCATCAATCGCCAAGCTGATTTGGTTGACGCCGCAGCGGTTGACGACGATGCGGATGTTTCCGCCGATCACGATGAACTCGTCTTTCTTCCTGCCTAGAACTAACATTGCTTCTCTCCTTAGTCGCTAAAAACTTCTCTAACTCACTCACCAAAAACTTCCGTGGCCCACGATCTGAGAACAGATAGATGGGTTTCAACTCACCTGATATGCACAGCTCACGCAGTTTGGTTTGACCAATGCTGAGCATTCGAGCCGCTTCTCTCGCACTCACGGCGAGAGCCGGTGCTACTTCTTTGCGGTAGAGCATCGCTTGGCTCCATACTGCATTCGCAACGTTGCTGGATTCGATGGAGGGCGACCGCCTTTGGCTGGCAGCAACATCAAGCCCTCTTCAACGCAATCCATGTCTGTCGCTGCACCTCGCCAGATCTTTCTCAGAATTGCTCGGTAGCAGTTGTAATGAACTCCGCGAACAACCCGTCCGCCTGTCCCTAACGCCTTGCCGCAAGCAAGGCAAATCTTTGTATTCCGTTTTGTTTTCACAACCATTTCCTCTTGAACAAAGTTCCAACGGCAGAGGATGGTATCGGAAAGAAACTGTTTCGGCAACAGTTTTCTAGGCACCCGAAGAAACTTTTTCGGAATTAGTTTCCTAACAAAAACCGTTAGGAATTCGCAACCATTTGAGGCATAGGGACTTGCCTACAGTGGAAACAGTTTCAAGAATTGTGGAATGCAAACTAAAAAACTGACGCAGCAACTGGGAAAGATCATCACAGAGCTTGAGGCAATTCGAAAAGAGTTGTCTGTAGGCGAAGCGGAGGAGGCCACATTCCCCGAATCGCGGCGTCATCTCATTGAAGCCGAGATCTGCTTGGCATGCGGCGAGCCATTAGGCAATGAAAAACCAACGCGCAAGTGTCATTACCGATGCTACAACCGGCTTGGTGCAGAAGTAAAAGCAGGTTCTACTTGGGACGCTTTGATTGCCGAGGGACGATGCTACTTTGCTGGTAGTGGAGGACGTCCAGCGGGTCGTAAATCTTCCGATCAACAGGCAAAAAGCAAAGAGGTTCCCGCGAAACGCTCAGCAAAAAAGAAACCTGAACCGACGTAACTGGATCGCATTTCGTCGGTTCAAATCCGCGGGGAGTCCAAATCCAAACATCGTATAAATCAGTCATGTGGGCATCTCTCAAAGCTAGCTTATGGTTTTTTAACGGTTCGATTGTTTTGCCCCCGCAGACACGTTAGGTCACATCTCTCCAAAAAGTCAACTTAACCGTCACGACCGACATGGCACAGCTCACGCAATTAGCAAACGGAACACGGCGAGTGCAGTGGACATCGCCAATCGATGGTGCTCGGCGGACACTGCGTCTCGGCAAAGTGTCCAAGCGAGACGCGGAAACGGTACGCGGCCACGTTGCCAACTTGCTGAGTGCTCAGTGTCTTGGAGTCGGTGTAGACGCGTCCACGTCGGCCTGGCTGTCGAGAGTGTCCGACGCCTTGAAGATAAGACTGGCTCGCTGCCATCTGATCACCGGAGTTGAGATCCCACCCAGGACAATTCGTAAAACGCTGAAGGATTTCTTTGACGCCTACATTGAGCAGCGAAAATCCGCCGTCAAACCAGCAACGGTGCTCGTTTGGAAAACGGCATCCAAGTCCTTTATGGACGCGGTCGGCACCGATCTACGGATCGACGAGTTGCGAGCCAGCCACGCCACCCAATGGATCGACGCAATGAGATCCGCAAACCTCTCGCCAGCGACGATGCACAAACGCTTGACATTCGTCAAGCAGTTCCTGGATCACGCCGTGGCCGACGAGAAACTGGCAAAGAATCCCTTTGCTGACGTCAAGATGTCTCGCCCCAGCGGAAAAAGCAACGTCGAGGTGACTCGCGAAACGATCAATGACCTGATGCCATTCCTACCCCCCAAATGGAAAGCGATCGTCGCTTTGTCCCGATACGGAGGTCTTCGGTGTCCGTCCGAGGTGCTATCGCTTCAGTGGTCGGGGGTCGATTTCGACGCCGGCACAATGGAGATCCATGAGCCAAAGAACGAGCGGCAGCATGGACGTGGAAAGCGTCTTTGTCCACTCTTCCCCGAGCTTCGGCCCCACCTCGAAGCGTTACCCAGTCGCGAAGGGTACGTGATCGACGACGCCAAGATGCGAGCGGTATCCAACACACCGACAGGCTGGGCGAACGTGAACCTATCGACCGCTTTAAAACGCTACCTCAAGCAAGCCGACATCAAGCCTTGGCCGCGTTTATTCCATTCGCTTCGAGCGAGTCGCCAGACCGAGCTTGAGCGAGATTTCGGACTGACCGCAGCGTGTGCCTGGCTCGGCAACACCGAGAGCGTCGCCAAGCAAAGCTATCTGCTTGTGACCAGCGATCTGTGGGCATCGGCCTCTGGACAGGTGGACGTAAAAAGGGACGTAAAAAGGGACGTATCGAACGTCACCAAAGGCCGTCAGGGTCGAGTGCGACAATGAAAAAACCCTGGGAAACTTGCGATTCCCAGGGTTCTAAAACTAAAAAGATGGAGGCGGCGGGAATTGAAACACCATGAAATACACAGCGTTTTCGATGTGTTTTTGCAAGTGGACGTAAAATGGGACGTATCCAAAACTACATGAAAACGACCTGTGTTGGTTCTTTTCTGGCATTCAGTGGCTATCGTCGCCGCTGATGATTACGATGCGGTCATCGCATCATTTCGGTTTCTTTCGCTCGGGGAATTTGTTATGGCTTGGAAAGTGTATTTGCCAACTGGCACTATCGAAGTCGGTTCTGCGGATCTCAAACGTATGGCCGCCGATGGGACGATCAAGAAGTCTACGGAAATCGAATCAACGACAAACAAGATCCGTACCACCGCGTCTGGGATCGCCGGCCTAGTGTTCAAGTCGGAAGATGTGAATCTGCTGGACCTGCCTATCCCGGAAGTCCCGCAGACTCCGCCAACATGGAATCCGCCTGAGGATCGTCGCGAGGCGTTTCAAGAGGCACCGTGGACGCCAAGGAAGCCGGAAAGCACCAGTCCGCACAAATCGTCATTCCTTGACCACCGATTTGATTTCCTGATAACGCCATCGCTGCTGTCCACAATCTGGATTCTTTGGCTAATTGGTGCTGCATTTTCTGTTGTTGGTGCTGTGTTTGTAGCTAACGCACAGTCCGGCGGCGACAGATCCGCTATCGTTGGTTCCTTGCTCGGCGGTATCACCGGATTTATTTTCGGTACAATCGCCGTCCGTGTGATACTGGAGACCATTATCGTGATCTTCAAGATCTGCGAGTATCTAAAGAACATCAATGATCGCGGGTGATTCTGTACCCTAAACGGAACAGCACCCTGGCTAGATCCTCGCTGGTTTCGGTGATCGCTTGCTCGTCGAGATCCCAATGGCATGCGTGCAGCATCTCGTGAATGAGTACCTCCAGCTCTCGCTCGCCGGTAAGCGAGGGTCTGACGGTGATCGTCCTAGTGTTCGCATCGCAGAGGCCGTCTAGCTTGCTGTCCAGCTTGCCTCGGACGATGGACCAGTATCTGCCTCGAAGTCGGCAACGCATCATGCACCTCGAATTTCGCCATGCTTGGTGATCCGCATGTTTCGCACGGAGAAGCTGCCGTCGGTCGCGATGTCCACCCAGCAGAATCCGTGGTTCCATCTGTTTACGCGAGCATATTCAGGCGTGAGATCGCAGAGACAACCAGTGGACCACACGAATGTTTCCGAGTGGAACATATCGGTGTCGGCGTGGCCGGATGTCTGGTGCGAGTGTCCAACCAAGACCGTGTGATGCGTTCGGAGGAATGCACCTCTGGCAGGGTTGACCGGCGAGAAGATCGAGCGGCCAAGCTCGTGGCCGTGGAGGACTGGCAGCTTGCCCAACATGATCGGCCTTTGGTCGCCGATCACCTCGATGCCAAACTGCTTGGCCTTGACCAGTTCGCCGATGCGAACGTTCGCGAGGTCGTAGATCTCCGGTGCTCGGTTCCAAATAAAATGGTCCCAGCGTTCTTCGTGATTGCCTAATTTGAATACGATGCGTGCATTTGGAAACTCATGGCGAATCCACTCCAGGCCTCCGATCACTAGCTTTAGTTCCTCCGAGAATCGTCGATGGTGCGGATCTCGCTGATGCCTGCTGACTTGGTAGAAGTCGGCGAAGTCGCCATTGATGAGCAAGCAGTCTGGTGATTGCTTTTTGAGTTCCTTCACGGCAGCGGAGAACGCTGTTTCGTCGTGGTAGGGGATATGAACGTCTGAGATGATGCCGACTCGTTTGGCGTCGATTTCGAATGGTTCCCACGCGGTTGAGAGACTGGGTGGCATCTTTGGAACCTGACCAGCAGTTCCCTTTGGCCTTGGCTGGGTAGCGAATTTCTTCTTTTCGGCTCCGTGTGCACCGCGGATGGAGCGGATGGTGCTCCGAGCTGTTTCGACGCTGCGGAAACTGTTTGGTCGTTCGGCCTTTGCTCGTTTGGCTAGGCCGAGATTGCTTGCGTCGGGGAATTTGCGGCAGAGTTCCTCCAGGTAGAGACGAGCTGGCGTGTGAGGTGGTCCGGGTCGTTTTTCTGTCATCTCAATCCATCCGTGTTTAGGTGTCGATTGACAAATACCGTCTCCAGCGATCCGCCATTGCGTCCGCTGTGTACTCGCTGAGGTCGATGCTGCATGCCGTGGCGGTTTCTATAGCATGTGCTACAGCCGACGCGTCCGCGTACACATCAAGGATCGATGGTCCGAAGTCTCCGTGACGCTCGGCAAGATCGTGCATGATTCCTAGATTGGTCGAGACTACTGGCAGGCCAAAGTGCATCGCTTCGACGACCGATAGCCCGAATCCCTCGCTCGATGGAACCGTCGCGAAGACGTCGATGGCATTGAGGAAGTCGCCGATCTGCTGGATGGGCTCGATCATGCGGACTCGATGGCTGATTCCAAGATCGTCGGCAATCTGCCGCACTCGCTCGGCATGCTTGGTGAGCCAACCGCAAAGGACGAGGTACGCTCCGTCCATTCGTGCAACAGCCTGAACGAGCAGCTCGCAGCGTTTCTCGCCGGCAATTCGTCCTGTGTAGCCGACGACAAAAGCGTCCTGGGGAATCTCGCAACGTAGACGCATCTCCTCGCGGGTGATCGTGGGAACAAGTCGCTCGGTTTCGATTCCGTTTTCAATGGTTTCGCATGGTCGACCTGTCCATCGAGTGACGTGCTCCGAGACAACCCTGGAAACACCCACCAGACGCCGGCAGACGCCGTGCGAACTCATGACCCAGTCGCGTGTCCAGTCGCAGTATCCGTGAGCCAGCAGGATCAAATCGGAGTCTAGGATCGGTGCGGCCTTTGGAACGCAGCTCATGACAATCGGGACGCCATGCTTTGCTGCATCGAGCAATCGGACGCGAGGCGACATTCCAAGCAGCGTCTCGGCCACAGACTCATCGGCAATGTTGCCGTGTACGACGGTTCCGAAGGATCGCAAACGGCGAGCCATTGAAATCGACCAGCATTCAAGACCACCAAAATGGATCGGTTGCCAGAATGCGATTTCGGATCTCCAGAGACGAAGTGCTTCGTCGACAGTGATCTGCGGGTATCGCTTCCGCTCGTTATCAAGCTTTGCATTGACCTCGTTATGAACGTCGATTGTCCATTCGAAGAAGTTGTCGGGACTCTCGAAGCGTGGCGGTGTTCGCTCTTTGATCTGGCGGTATCCTTCCTCGCACTTGCAATACCGTGGAATGGTGCGTTCCCATTTCTCTAACCATTCAGGATCGTTTCCGCGGTATCGATGGAGGTGGAACCAAGGATTTTGAGCGAACCAGGCGAACGCTCGATTCTGCTGTTGCGAGATCGGCTTGGGTTCCGAGGATCGTGTCTCTGGGCTCTCAAAGTGTACGCCAACTCGCATGGCAGCCTGTTAGGTGTTGAGGGTAACGACAACCGTTGGGAATGGAATGCAAACCTCGTCGGTTGGCTCAATCTGCTTGGTGAAATTGACAGAGAACGTGTAGCTGTCGACAGTCGCAACCTTCATTTGATAGACAGGTACGATGGGATCGGCACCGGAGAAGTAGCAGTCGATGCAGTCCCAGTAGTTGCACGCGTTCTGCTCTGCTAATGGAGGTCCGGGGTAGATCGGGTTGTCGCACGACTCGCAATCCTGAGTCCATCGGCCTGGTGCGTAGTTCTCCCAAAAGAGATTGTGGCAAGCCGTCGTTTTGATGAGAAACGGATTGTTGACGACGTTGAACGTTTCCATGATTCCGTCCTCGGTAAATCGAGACTCGGAGTGAGTGCGATCGGTTTCGCGTGGTTCACATGAGCATGGGTATCCGCCGCTGAACTTGGCACAGACATCGCACTCAATGCCTATGTTGAAGCAGAACTGGCAATTGTAGAGATAACCGATGCTTCGAATCGTTCCGCCAGTCACCGGATCGAGGCTCGCTCCGATTGGATAGAAACACAGTGAGTCGACGCCCTCGATGCATGTCTCGAAGTTGCATTCGTTGACGTCTGCATCGGTAAAGGTGATCGTTGCTGGAATGTCCTCGGGTGCATCGTAAACGCGATAACGCAACAGCCAGTACGTTACCTCTGCTCCAAACTCGACATCGTCTGGACAATTGAATGGCGAGTCGTGGTAAGGCTTTGTCGATGTGCATTCCTCTCCTGGAATCGGAACTGGCGGGAATCCACTGTTGAAATCGTAGCCCTGGATATTTTCCTCACAGCATGACGATTTGCCGCTCATCGATGCGGTTCTTGTGGTCGACTGCCAAGAGCCAGCACCGTGAGCAGCTCGGACCTCGACAGCACATTCGACAACGTACTTGCACTCGATGGTCCCACCATACTCGCAAGTCATGTTGCCCTTGTAGATCGATACCTTCGTTTCGCCATAGGCCCAGCGAACCGCAATCCATCGCTGAGTCTTTAGCTCGACGGCACGTTCCACCGTTCCGCAGTTGTAGACGTCGTCGCAAAAGCTGGCTGCACTTGCGTCTGGCTCGTCGTAAAAGAATGTGCAAAACACGTCGTTTTGCTGGTAGGTTCCAGGCGGATCCAGCACGTACTTTTTTGACTTGATCATCTTCGACGAAACTTGGATCGTTTCGTTGATGGTCCGATCGACGACTAGAAGCGTGTCGCACGTGTAATAGATGGTGTCGTCGGTCGCTGTTGCTGTGTGGCAGCATCCATTCGAAACAAACGAAACGGTGTCCGTTTCCGATTCCCTGAGGATAGTGACGCTGGTAGCGATCTCGGCGAGTTCGGCGGCATCCATGCAGCACGGTGAGCAGTTGCACGAACCGAAACATCCCATTAGCAGATCTCCACAGCAACCCACTTGGCATCGACTGGGAATATCAACACGATCGCATTCGCGGTGATCGGTGTCGAAGTCGGTGCCCATGCGGTGTAGGTGATAGTTCCTGGACTCCAGTTGCCGGAACCGGGGAGCCTGGCCGTAACGGTTCCGCTGCTGTTGCCGGCGATCCCGAGCGATCCCGCGGTCGCCAGTAGTGGCGTCTCGCATGCGATTACCTTGAGGATGTCGGTTCCAATGTCATCGTAGGAGATCGCGGTGAAGGAGCTTCCCTTGGTAAGCTCAAAGGAATCTACCGCTGGTCCGAGCCTGGTTCCGCATGCGTAGGCGGTTCCGTCGGTCAGTGCTCGAAAGATCGGTCCAGACTGAGCAACACCGAGATCGCCTGCCTCGACCTCGTAAGGGCCATTCAATAGGAACGGTGCCATTACGGAACTTGTGTAGTCGAAGGGTCGAGCAATCTGCAAGTAGTTTTGGCTCCCAATCTCCTCGACGCCGTTGACCTGAATGCACCCGTAGGGTGGAACTGTATGACTCGACAGATTGATGAAGTAGATCGGTGGAGCGATCGCTGGACGCATGTCGGTGCTAGCGACATCGATCCCACGCTCAAAAGCTAGCGTGGCCTGCCATATTCGGCGAGCACGTTCGGGAGTAAACGCTCCGATCTCAACGTCTGGCATCGATTAGCCTCGTGTGTCGCACAGAAGAGAAACTTTGTAGACCGCGGGAGTAACCGCGGTTCCAGTCGCTGCGTCGTTGCAGGCGATGGACATCCGGCATTCCAGCAGCTTTCCAGCAAGACTAGAGCCTGTGACGGTGAAGTCGTAATTGGATGCGGTCAGCGAGTTCATGCTGGTCGCCGATGTGGTAACAAGATCAGAACCAGGCGATCCGGAGGAACCAGCATACGCCTCGAAGTCGATGGTGCATGTGGTGTCGGCAACGGTTGTCTCCATCTTCGCATTGGCTCGGATTTGGATCGTTTGTCCGTTTTCAAAGTTGGGAGGAACGGGGATCGAGAAGTAGATCCGTCGCGTGGTTGCTCCAACGGCCTTGAGATCGCCAGCGGTGATCCGGACAGGATTGGTGCCCCAGGTGCCAGTGACCAAGCCGAGATCATCGCTGGCCGCTGCGGAGACGGGATTGGATGCGACCGCGTCCCAGACTCGAAACGCATGAACCGGAACAACGTACTCGGCGAGGACTCGCTGAGCCATCTTCGTTGGGTCGATGTTCGCGTTCGCTGCGATGTCGACGTCGTTGATCGAGGAATCGGGTAGAAGGATGGTGACGTTTGCAATTGTTGCCATGTTAAAGGAGTCCTAATGCGTTGAAAGGGAGTGAATCGTAGAGCTTGAACTCAAGCCAGTTTGCGATCTGTTCTTCGCCCTCAGCGGGTACGGGGAGTCGATAACCGTCAGAGGCGAGAAGGACTTTGCGAGTCATCGGTTCTTTGTTGCCGTCGACCGCTCGAACGATGCGAGTGGTTCCTCCGGTCAGGTCAATCTTTTCGTAGAATCCCTCATGACGGACGCGAGCGTACCAAGCCTTCTCTGCCGTTGTTCGGTACGGGTAACGGAATCTGATTTGTGCGGTGATCTCCCAATAACCGCCAGTCTCTCCAAAGACATTGGACGCAGAAAACTTCATCAGCTTTGCGGTTCCAGGAGGCCAACCTAGAAACGTGTCCGAGTTGACCGCTCGGCGGTAACGTGCTTGTACATACGGCGAAAAGCTAATCATGTTCCGTTTGATGCTGACCGTCTGATCGGGAATGAGTGCCTTGACTCCCTCGATCGGTTCACGGTTGACGGTTTGGATGGGCTTGCCGTCGAAGTCCTCGTCGATTTCTTCCTCGCTTTCGACGTCGTCCCAGTCGATGCGAGGCGGAGCCATGATTGGATTGTTAGGTTCCTCGGGATCTGTGCCAGGTGCGATCTCGCCGTTGTAATCGATAGTCATCATCCATAGCACTGGAGAGACTCGTTCGAGGGATGCACCGTCGGCGTAGACGAATGGAAAATCTTCGCTGAAGGACGAGCCGGCAGCGGGGATTCCGGTCGCTTGGTAAATGTCCCACTCGACAGCGTTGGGAGTGCTGGTGATCTGGTAGGCACGCTGGAGCTTGACCGTGAGCTTTCGGAAGTTGTCTTCCAATCGCACGTCATGAGCTGGCTTGCTCCACATTTCGGTGACTTCAAGAGCTGGCATTACTTGATCACCTCAATCTTTAGGTTGGATTTTGGATCTGTCTTTGAAGGCTCAAGTTTCTTGATCGCTTCCTCAACCTTTCCAAGCTGTTCGACGGTCAGCTTGGTGTTCTCGACGATCTTCTTTTGATCGTCTTCGCGTGGACCGCGACTGAGCAATCGCGATTCAAAAGCCGCGTTGCTGGTCTGCTCGATTGCCTTCGAGTCCTTCTTTTCTTTCGATGCGTCCATTGCGGCCTGAGCTGCGGCGATCGCTTCGGCGGTCCCCTGGTCGAGTCCCTGCTGTTGGAGTCGGAATGCGTGGGCGGCTTGTTCGCCTTGTTCGATGGCGATCTTTTGTTCTTGGAGTCGTTCCAGTTCGCTCTTGCGTAGATCGTCAATCTTTTGGATGCGTGCTTTTTCTTCCTCGTCGGCCTTCTTTTTGGCGTCTGCCTTTTCTTTTTCGAGGTCAACCATCTTTTGTAGGTTGACGATGATTTGAGCGTCTTGGGCAGATGCACCTTCGGCAAGCAACTGTGCTTTTTTTGCCTCCAACGATCCCATTGTCAGTTCGTTGTACTGCTCCTTCAAAGCCTTCATTTGCGAAAGCGAGTTGGCAGAGATCTGCTTTCGTTTTGCTTCGGCTTCGTCCTCGGCCTGCTGCTTGGCCTTGATGGCTTGGATCTCTAAAGCACGAATGCCGTAAATCTTTCCGATTTCGTTTTTCTGTTGACGCATCTGGTCAATCAGTTGCACATCGGCTGCGATCTCGTCCTGCTTCGCCGCGATGTTCCTGCCACGCTCGCCAGTGACTCGACCGAGGGCATCGGTGGCATTCGTCATTTTGTCGAGTGCAGACACGCTTCTGCCATAACGAGCCTCGACCGTCTGAAGATTCTTGTCGATCGAGTCGTAAAGCTTGCGAGCTTCTGCGGCTTGTTCTTCAGGATTCTTGATAAGCTGGACGTCTTCGAGGTCTTCGGCGAATCGCATGCCTCGGACAGTATTCGCAGCGTCTCTCAATTCCTGAATGCGAGCACGCGATTCCGCCAGCATGCGATTCCATTTATCGGTCTGGAAGATTGCGTTGCCGATCGACTGGCCGACGTTGAACGCAAGCGTAGCAACGAGGCCCACCAGACCAGCCTTGAACGCTAGGGCACCAGCACCTCCAGCCTTTTGCATCTCGGCAAATTGACCGACCTTTTCAGTGACGCCTGCGAGTTGACCCGCGTAGGATGCCAGCTCCGTTCCTCCGAGCTGACCGGCAAGGACGCCGATAAACTCGGTTGAGGCTTTTGCCTTGGCTCCGGTGTCCTTCACCGACTTGATATTCTGGTCGATTGCCTGAGCAGCAGAAGCGACCTTTGCAGACGCTTTGTCCTCGGCCTCGATCAGGATCTGTACGGATTCGCTAGCCACGGTGAGCCTCCGCCTTGATCATGAGTTCGTCAAGTTCCAAGAAACGTTGTGCATCAACGAACCAGACGGCCTGGTCCAGTGCTCCGCCAGAGACAGGTGGCAATCCTTTTTGGTAGAGATCGCACAGTCCAATGACGTCGACGATAGGACGGCAGAATCGATTTGGGCAACCCTGGATGCGTACCGACCCCTGAGCACAATGGGAGCACCCAGACCCGTTGCAATGCGGGCACTCGATCTCGATTGGTTCTGTGTCGGTTCCCATGTCCACGCACTCCTTGTCGCTGCAATGCCGGCAGAGCTTTCCCTGACGAATCAACGCAGCGACTCGCATCATTTTTTTTCGTCGCCACTCATTCGCTGGTTGTAAGCAACCTTGCGCAACAGTTCGATCGATTCGTTGTAACTGAGCACATCCTCAATCGCGTCGGCAGTGTACTCGCGACCCATGTTTCGCCAGTCGGTTAGGACTCGCTTCAATTGCTCGACCGCTGCATCAAAGACTTGAGCGACAGTGACGCCGTCGGCGTGCAGCATGTCAATCGCTTCCATGATCTTTCGCTGACCTCGCATCGATTGCGAGCGAGCCACAAACACCGGACGCGAGGCCACGGGCTTGTCAGCATCGCTATCGAGAACGATTTCAAACGACTGATCAGGTTCCAAGAAAATCGGCATAACCCCTCCTCAAAAAAACTAGGTAGCAGCGGTGAAGGTAATTGACACCTCCTGGTCCGCCGTTGAACCGTTGGCATTGCACTGCCAAGTGATGTCATCGACCACGAGTCGCTCGCGGTCGGCCTCCGAGATTGAAGTGATCTGAGCTTTCGGAGCTGCGATGGTGATCTTGCTGTTGGTCGGCCCATCGAGATCGAAAGTAAGTGCGTGCTCGCTGTAGTCGAGCAGTTTGCCGTAGCGATCCTGGGTCGCCACGAGTTTCGATTCTGGATTGCCAGTAATGGTGCAGATTCGATTGGTGACGATCGCGGCCAGGAACCCAGCGGCGGTGCCAGCAGACTCGCGAAGTAGGATTGTGTTTCCACTGTCGAGAACCAGGCTCTCGAGGTGCAAGTCGACGCTGTTCCATGTGGTCGTCGATGATGCGTAGCGAAGTGGTGCGACCGTTGGATACGTTGGCGCGATGATTGCGGTGTCGGTCGGTGATTCCCAGACGCCGGTGAACTCGAACTCAAGGAACGCCGTTTTGCCGGTCGGGCAGTTCCATTTGAAGGTGCCCATGCAACCTCGGAGCAGTTTTCGCATACCGTCGATGTAGACGGCCATTGTGAGCGTCTTGACGTTGGTGCCTGGTGCCTCGGTGCGAGGTGTGTAGACCTGGCCCGATTTGACCCAGCCGCATGCAGGGAGGAACGTATCGGCCCAAGCCGGCTCGGTGGCGGTTCCGTCCCAGGATGCATCGTGCTTAAACGTGATCTTGCCTTTGTAGCCTCCAGCGACGCTTGGCCTCATGCCGAACGATCCCTGGCCCTCACGCTGTTCCATTTCCGTTTCGGTCTGGATCATGACGTCGTAAGCGTTGAACGCTGCATCCGACGAGGTGAGAGTCTCGGCGGTTCCTGGTGTCGATTCGATCTTTGCGGCAAGGACTCGTTTGCGTTTGAGTAGCGTCATTTAGTTGGTTCCTAATTCAGGTGACGTGCGTAGTTTGATCTTGCCCTCAGCGGCCAATGTGACCTCGCGGAGCCTGCGTTTGATTTCGATGGGGAGTCGCTCAGCGGCGATGCGGGCGGCATCGCTGGAAATGCTGGTCTGCGTGAAGTAGTCGCCTGGGCTTTTGCCATAGATCTTTCGGAGCTTGCGTCCACCCTCTTCACGTTTGTAGACGTTGCCGCCCCACTGTCGAACAGTGAAGCCATCGAGGACGCTGGTCCAACCGCCGCCCATGTTCGTCTTGTACCGAACACCAGATCGGAGTCGTTTGCCTTTGCGAGTCTTTCCGTACTCCATTGCCTCATGCCAGCGAGCTGGAAAGGCATGCCCCTTCCATAGCTTGATCGTGACCTGTGGACTGTCAGGCGATGCGTTGTTCTTTTTGATGACCGCCTTCTTGAGCACCTTCGCCTTGGTGTACGTTTTGGAGGTGTGCTTGTTGGTGCTGTGGAGCTTGAAGTTGACGACCTTGCCGAGCTGCTGTGCAGCCTCCACGCCGACGGTCTTTGCAGTGCGGTTGACGGCAGTCGCCAGATGGCGTGCCAGGTGATGCTTGAACTGGCCGAGATTCTCAGCGATCTTGCGGAGGGATTCCTGGTTGACGTCCACTTTGAAGTTGAAAGCCTCGCTCATGTTCTCACCACAGTTGGATCTCCCTCATCCGTCCTGTAGGTAACAAGCAAAGGAACGTTGACGCCATCGAGTCCACCATCTGCCGAGACGTATTCCGGGGATCGGAACTGAGCATCAACGGCAAGTCCGCCGAGAGTGTGCCAAGTAGAAGCGACGCTACAAACAGCACGCACAACGTCAGCATGAAAGAGATTGAGCTGTTCGTCGATTGTGGCTGCATCGCGTTCGCTCGGCATCAGGTGGCATCGGATTTGGTATGTTTGGCGATAGGCGACAGCAGGCGGATTGCCTGGTCGCATCAGTTCCTCGACGATCTCAGCCGAACCCTGAACGAGAACGATTTGGCGATCGCGAGGTGTAAAATCGGTGGAACGTGTTGGTCGCAGCACCTCGCAGACGTCGATCGGATAATTCGTGGAATCTCCGATCATCGCCTCCAAGCGTCCGAGCAAAACCACAGCGATCTGTTCGTTGACTGCTAGCGGCATTCTAGGACCAACATCCCCTCGTCATGAGACAGAAGCTTGGTAATGGTGCGGCGTTCTGGTTTGCGTCCGACCCGGACGGCGAACGCGATTGCGTCGCCGCCAAGGTCGAGTTCTTCGCTGGAGATTCCCTGCGTGATGTCATTTGCAACGCTGACCTCGAAGACGGGTGTAATGGTGTCTCCGTCTTCGGGCAGGATCGCTAGAGCGTCTCGAACCACGATCGCGTTGATCGATCTCGATTTTCCAGTCCGCTTGATGTAGCTGACCGGTTCGGCGAAATCGTTTGGATTCGCGAACAGGTTGATCGAGTCGCTCTGTATGACGTCATGCAGAGTCATCGCTTACCGCTTGCACTCCACCGACACGTAGTCGATGGTCACGCTGTTGACGTTCGTCGATGCAGTCTTGCTGATCTGAACGAACGGTTGCAGCGAGCTGGTTGCAGCGGCCATCGTGAAGGTCGTGGTCGATGCGACTCGGACGCCGTCGACGTAGAACTTCACGTCAGACTTGCCGCCAGTAAAGTCGATCACGCACTCGCGATATGTGGCAACGAGCGACAGGCCAGTAGCCTTGTCGTCGAGATCGCTGGTTCCGTCGTCGGTTTCACAAACAATCGCGTTCGAGCCGGCAAGCTTGAACTGGGCGTTGTTTGCGGTGCTGTCGGTGTCATCAGCTCGTGCCGACTGCAGTCCGAATGCCAAGGTCGTTGCAGCGTTGACGGATGCAACGGTCTTGACGATGAAGACTGCTCGCTGGATGTTGTCGATGTCAAAGCAAAGCTTGTCACCGAAATCCAAGCAAACGTTTTGAACTTCGTTGGCACTGTCGAAAGTCAGTGCGATTTCTCCGGTCGCCGATGGGCTGACCGAAGCATACGTTGGAGTGCCGCTCGACGAGGTGTCGGTGATCTTCCAGTTGCCTTCACCGACCGTCGCGGTGAACGTTCTTCCGCCGAAGAAGTCATCTTCGAATTTCGCGTGGTTCACGAATCCCATTTTTCTTTATTCCCGTTTATTGATGTGGTTTTGGTTGTCAACATGCCCCTGAGCCGATAAGCCCAGGAGCGAAGATCGTCAGTTAAGATTAGGTGCGGTTTCCGAAGATGCCGCGGTGATCGATGACCGCTGCGGCCATCGTTTGACGCACGTAGTAGTGGTACGTGTCGTTGTCCTTGTTCCATTCGCTCTCAAGGACTGGGGACTCTTCACCATTCAGGAAGGTGATTTCCACGGTGTCGATCTGCGAGTTGTCGGCGATTGCGTACCAGTTGGTAGCACTGTTCGCGTCGAGCAGCGGGGTCGATACGACTTGCAACGGACGGACGCCGTTCACGCCGTAGATGTTGACTACGCCTTCGTTGCCGTTGCTCTGAGCGTAGGATTGACTGTTTACCAATTCCAACGCGGTGCCAGAGTAAGCAAGTGGCACAAGCAACGTGCGAGGTTGCAGGTTCAGGTAGACGTCGCTCGACAGACCCTTTTGGAGGCCCATGAGCTTGAACGCTTCGTTGAGCGATGTCACGCCTGGAGCTGCAACCGAAGTTGCGGTAATGTTGGTTCCGCTCGTGTGCGATGCGGAGAACAACGCGAAACCATCAGCCATCGTTGGATTCGCGAGAAGTGCGTCATAGACCACCTTCTCTTGAGTCCGGCGAGCTGCGTTTCCGTGCATGGCTGGGATTCGCGACAGTGCATCGAGATCATCGTTGATGACGGTTTCCCAGGTGACGGAGAACTTTTTGCCGAACTTCTCGACTTTGTACGATCGCTTGGAATCGCTGATCGCTCCCTCTGGATACGGTGCACCTTCAGGAACCATTTCCAAGTTGGGCGATTCGCCAAGCTGGATGCGGTTGATGTTCTTGAAGTCCTCGACCGATTGAGCTTGGCGAGCCCAAAGCGACCAAGTGTAAGGTGCTTCTTCGTAGGCGGCTCGCAGCGTCTTTGTTGCTGCGTCGAGCAACAGGTTGGCAAACGATCCGCTGGTGTGGTACGCCTCTACCGATCGTCGAATGTTGAGCCGGTTGAAGGTTGGCTCGTGGCCCATCGCCATGCGTGCGATGTCTTGGCGAGTGTATCGCTCTGGATTGATTCCCATTCGGCGAACGCACAGTTCGGCCAAACGGTAAACGCCCAAATTACGGAATTGCTCCGCTCCTTGGACTTGCGGTGCCTGTCGCTTGACTTGACCCTGGAAACATCGCTGCACGAGGCCAGCGGATGCGACTTCCATGAACTTGTCTTGCTCGGACACGGTGACTGCAATGCTGGAGCCTTCGATGGCTCCGCTTCCCAATGGTGTTTGAGCCATTCTTCGAATAATCTCCCGTCGGGCATCTGCAACAGAAACGTTGTCATCGATGAGCTTGTCTGCGAGTGCCCGATCTTGTCTCGCGAGCTTCACGTCATTGATGATGGTTTGGCGGCGGATCTTTTCGGCAGCGAGTTGGCGTGCAACCTCGGCCTTGACCGCTTCTTCTTGAGATGGTGCGTCGGCAGGCATTGGTGCATCCGCTCGAACCGCCTCGCCCTCCATTGGTTTTTCTTCATCCATCATCGATTCGACCTCTGGCATCTCTGGTGCCTCGATCGCTTCCGAGCCGGCTGCACCAGCAAGAAACGTGATGATTTGAACTGGATCGGTCATACCTTCCGGCACGCCGAGTTTTTGAACTGCGGCCATGAGTGCCTCGTCCATTCTCGTAATCCCTTCCCGGTCGCTAGACCGACGAACAGTAGAATTTGGATCTGCACCCGTTGCACAGATCGAAGCGTTGTGTGGCTCCCAAGCGGTGACAATCTCCGCTGGTCCATCTATCACGTTCCCACTCGGAGTCGTGTATCGTTGACCCTCTGGCACGTACTGACGTGCGAGGATTTGTGCGTCGATGCTGAAGTCGTTGAGGTGTCCCTCGTTGTATCTAGTCGCGATCTTTTGGCTCTCGTCGTCGCTGGCGAACTCGGGGAGTCCAACGAGTGCATCGCCCTCGATCTTGATGGATCGGATGGAGCCGAAGACGTTTCGAACGGTCTGGTCGTTGTGACTGTCGACGATGGGGAGCTGATTGCGATCCTGACGGAATCGGACTCCGTTCATGAGCAGTACCTGAGCGACCCATTGACGCCTGGCGTCGTCGTAGACCATGACAGGTGTCTCGGTGGCGATGACTGCCTTGCCGTCCTTGATGACTCCGAACTGTCGCTGGATAACTGGCGAAGGATCGTTCTTTGCGATCGCTTGTGCAAACTTCTTGCGACGAATCGCGTTGATCTCGGCAAGTGTCATTGAGGCACCTCGGCTGGCAGAGTGTCGACAGATCCATCCTTTGCGTCATCGATGAGTGCTTGTGCGTTGGCGTCGTTCATGCCGATCGACGACAGGAACACCTTGGCAGTCGCTTCGCCGATGACTCCGTTGGCGAGATCGTCCAGCGTTTTGGCGATCGCTTTGCGGTCGCGGTTAAACTGGAGAGTCGACAGGCCCATCATTTCGCCGCTTCCAATCGGTGTTGGCTCGCTGGGAGCCGCCATCGATGATTGAGCCGCGGATACGTCGACCTGCTGCTGCTGAAGCGTCTTGAGGCCGAGCTGCTCCATGAGGCGTCGCTCTTTGGATTGTTGGTAGAACACCGATCGCCATGACTTGCCACGCTGACCGAGTTCGGTCTGGTAGGTGGACATGAAGTTTTCGATGGCGTCCTTTGCGGCGGATTGCTCGGACTGGGGATCGACCCATTCCCATTCGGGTGTCTGCCACTCCACCGGAACGGCTCTGCGACGATCACTAAGCAGATCGGCGGAGGAGGGGAACGCCGGCAGGGAGCTAAGTGCTGCAGCGTCGCAAAACGCGTCCCAGGTGGGTTGGAGGAAGTGCCGAATCAAATACTGTTGCCAACATCGGAATCGACGGCGATCCTCAAGCTGGCTGGTTCTGGACGAACTGTACGAGGTTCCGCTGTAGTCGCGAGCGACCGTCTCGTAGGACAGGCCGGTCCCAACCGCGATGCCTCGGAGGATGAGAGCGATCCACGGTTCAGCTCCGGCAGTCGGTCGGCCTGGGTTGATCCCTTCGACCGATTCGCCTGGCGACAGTCGGACGATCTGGCCTGGTTCGAGGTAGTCGAGCTTGTTGCCTGCCGCGTCAACAGAATCTCCACCGTCAGGATCGGACAACGATCCGATGGGTGTTTCGGTCTTAATGGCGACAGTGAAGCAGGATGCAACCGCGGATGCTTGGAGTTCGTTGTCAACGTAGGTTCCGAGGTCGCGAATCCAGCTCAGTGCCGGTGCGAACCATGAAACGCCTCGCGTCTGACCGATGCGATCGTGGCGGTAAAGGTGCAGGATCTCATTGGCGGGGATTCGCTCAGGTGTGCGAGTGAATGCCCACGGTTGGAGCGGGTGATCCTTGTAGATCCAATAGGCAACTGGTCGGCCAAGATCGTCGAGTTCGACGCCTCGGACGATGCGGTTCCCGGTCGTGTTGTCGAGGTGTGCTGCGTAGTTGTCTTTGTCGCCAGCGAGTCGATCCGCCTCGATTAGCTCAAGTGCCAATGGGACGGGTCGATAGATGCCTCGGTATTCGCTGGATGGAAGTCGGACAATGCGAATCAGCACTTCGCCAGCTTCGACGATTTCACGCTGTGCCAGCGATTGCATTTCGTCGAGTGTGTATTGGCCGTTAATCTCGCAGACTTCGGACCACTCGGCCCAGATCTTGTCTCGCTCGTCGTTGATAGATTCGACGTCGTCGCCCTGTGGTGTCTCAAAGGTCGATTGTGCCTTGATCCCACAACCAACCACAGAGGAAACGATCGTATCGACGACGCCCCAAGCGTAGGCATTATTGCGAACGAGGTCGCGGCCCCATGCTCGAAGTCGGTCGGCTCCGAATGGACCAAGCAGTTCCTGGTCGGCTGGGTTGTTCTTTGGGATGCGGTTGCTGCTGACTCGCGATGGCTCGGCCCCTTGGTAGGAACGCATCAGCTTTCGAGCCTGCAACCGACGGACGCCAGCAAGCGGATCGATGGCAGAAACAATGGAATCGATCAGTCCTGCGATCATCGGCGATGCCTCGACAGCTTGCCAAGGGAAAAGCCGCCTGATCCGCTCTCTCGCACGACCTGGTTCTGCAACATGCGACGCTCTTCGAAGAGGCTCGCAAGGTCGAGTTTGGTAACGCTCCGCGATCCAATGGAATAAGACGACGAACCTCCGGTGAGAAGTGCTTCGATCGCAGCGTCAATCTGTGTGAGTAGGCTTGCAGCGGATGCCATGCATCAAGGATCACATGGCATGCCTGGTGCGTCTATTTGCAATTGCTATGCAGGTTGCAAACGTAGAAAAACTTTATCCTTCCTGTGCCCAGGTGTTGCCGCACATGCCGCACCGACAATAACGAATCGATCCGTGCTTGCTGTACACTCGCACGTAGCTCTCGCCTGGCTTTCGACGCGTTACGCACAACGTGCAATCGCGTGGCATGAATCGACGAGGCTCAATCGGAACCTCGGCGACGGGTGCCTCGATCGTTTGCGTTTCTTGTGACTCCTGTGGTCGCTGTTTCTTCCTTGCCATCACCCTCTCCTCTTTGGTATCCACCCACCCTGACGTTGCTTGAATCGAGTTCCGTGCTGATGCCTGGACTCGACCGGCTTCGATTGCTTCTGCTTCTCGGCTTGCTGCTTTGCCTGAATCTCGATCTCCGATGGAGCGATGAGCTTGACTCCGCACGCTTCACCGGCTGCCGCTGCCATGTAGGTAGCATCGAGCCAGTGATTGTTATCGTTGCGAACGGCCCAATACTGCTTGGTTCCCTTGCCTTCCTTGAACTCGCTGACGAACTCCTCGGCGGTTATGTGCTGGCTGTAGGACGCGTGCCGCTGCGATCCGTCGAGCGTGAACAACGACAGAGATCCTCGACGCAGCATGTTCTGCTCGTCAAATGTCGGAGTCAGGAATCGCTCGTGGACGAACTGCTTCCAATAGGCCGTGTCCAATTCGTAGAGCCACAATCCAGCGGATGACAGACGGCTGGCGTGCATGTTGGAACCGGCAATGATTGTGGCTGTGTTCGCCTTCTTTGGTGTGTAGGGTTGATAACCCTTGGACGGATGGAAGACGCCGCCAACTTCGCGACAGAACTGATAGGCAGCATTGGTGAACGACCCTGAGTCGACCATGCAGAAGTCCACCTTTCGCTCAATTCCTGACCCGTCGACAAACTTCTTTTGAAGCAGCTCATCCCGCCAGTTCAGCAAAGCGTTGTAGATCGCTGGCTCGGAGGCTTCCGCGTCCATCCCTTTGTCGGTTCCGTACACTTCAGCGACGCCATAATCGACGACAACACCGCCGGCACCGTGCCACCAGGCCGTAACGACCCAATGGCAACGGTACTTGCCAAGGTCGATCGCTGCGGTGAGTGCCGTTGCGTTGATTGGTAGCTGACGCCTAGCGAGTCCGCTCATCCTGGATTGCACAATTGCTGCGGTGAGCCCAGCTCCGACCGGACCGGATTCCTCGGGAGGATCGTTGTCGATCTCGGTCGCAACCGACTTAGGACCAACGTCGGCGACGCGGTTGTAATAGGCGTGGATGGCTGACAGCTCCAATGGCTCGCCATCGGAGTGCAGTTTTCGAGAGTAGCTGTTTGGGTTGCTGACAACGCATCCCGCCTCGATGATCTGTCGGTTGTCACGCCAAAAACGATAGGCTTCGCGAGCATCTGGATCGTCGGGCTTTCTACTGCGACGCTGATCGATGTATTGCTCAACCAAGTCCATCCGGTCTGGAGGCTGTACCATCTTGCGGTATCGCTTACCTCTCCAAGATGGCTTGACCTTTGGATCGGTGAACCGATAGGCGATGCAACGACGATTCTGGCATGTGCACAGCATCACTCGCGGGATTCGCTCCGCACTGGCACCCAGTCCAGCAATGTCCGCTTCGATCACTTCCTCGTTCTTGGCAATGAGCACATCGGACGCCGCGGCTTCGCGATCCTCGATGTCGTCGATGATGGCAAGCGTTGGACGCATCGACCGGAACTTGGTTCCTCGAACCGGACCATCGACTCCGAGGCAGTAGAGCACCTGGCCGCATGATGCAGGAACAACGCTCTCAGGCCAGTCCGGACCGAGCTGCCATCGCCCGATGGTTGGAAATGCGATGTGATCTGCTGCGAGTTCAATGTTGGTATTCACGCCTGATACAGTCTGCATGCGTGCTCGACTGGACCAACCGCCAACGGCCTGCATCGGAATGCCGATCTCCGGGTAGTCGGCAACGAATAGTTCGTTCTGTTGCAGTTGCTCTTTGATGTCCTTGAGTTCCTGCTGCGACTTGCCTTGGCTTTTGCCGATGACGACCGGAAATGTGCTCATCCCCATCACCATCAAGTACAGTGCGGCTCTGGTCGCAATGGTCGTTTTTCCTTCTCCCCGAGGACCAGCGATCGCTTGATCTCCACCGTACAAAGCAGCATCTATGATGGATGTCAGCATTGACTTCCTGTCGCCTGTAAAAGCCTCGCCGAACTGACTTGCGAAATAGGTTGCGAGCCACATCTCAGGATCTGTTTCGGCCTTTAGTCTTCGCTCAACGCTTGCCGGCGGAGGGATCTTTAGATCGCGTAGCTTGGCTCGCTTCGCTTCTTTTCTAGCCTTGTCCGCCTCGGCTTCGCTTAGGCTTTCCGTTGTCTTTTGGAGTTTCGATGACAACGCTGGATGCGAGCTTAGCAAGCTC